AAGGAGGTTCAGGATGAGTGTGAAGAAACTGGACAAAGTCCCGAAGGACAACGGTGTTGAGATTACTGTTGTAAGCACGGGGCAAAGTGGCTTTTACAGTGTAGATGAGCTTTCGCCTGACATCCAGCGTAAGCTCATGATACACGGCCTGTCGCAGGTGTTGGGCGACGCCGCCGCAGGTCGTGACGGCGAGGATGCCAGTGAGGCCATCGAGCGTCGCTGGGAAACCTTGAAAAGCGGTGAGTGGACCGCAAAGCGGGCTGCTGCTCCGAAGCTCAGCAAAGCTGAGTTGGAGCGTCGCTTGGCGGGTCTTGAAGACGACGAGCGTCAGGCCATTATCGACGCTCTTGCAAAGGTGGGCATCTCGCTATGAGATTGGACAACTCTGGACGGGAGGCATTTGCCTCCTGTCCAAGGAAGTATTTCTTGTCCTGCGTCTGCGGACTGCGCCCTCTGCAAGGCAACAATGCCCTGCGTTATGGCAGCACGTGGCATGCTATGATGGAGGGCTATCACGCTGCCCTCAAAGAGGGACAGGCCTTCAGCAAAGCTGTGGAACAGGCTCTCGCTTATGGTAAGGCTATCTGGGAACTGGAAACAGCCGTCCATCCTGAATGGGAGGACGACTATCGCACGCTGGATGCAGCAAGCGAAAGCCTGCTGGCCTACATTGACGAGTTCCAGCAGGCTGACGTCGGCTCTCTAGAGGTACAGACGACGGAACAGTCGTTCTATATTGAAATCTGCGACGGCCTCGGGTTCTTCGGAAAGATTGACATGCGGGTTAAGCTCGACGGCATTCCCTTCATCGTGGAACACAAGACAACAGGACAGTCTGCTGCCCTTGTAGCAGAGCGGCTCAATCGCTCCGCCCAGATAATGGGCTATGTCTGGGCTGCAAAGCAAATGGGTCTGGACATCCAAGGATGTCTTGTCGTTATCCATCAGCTATCCTGTCGCCGTAAGGCGGATGGCACGTGGGGAAAGCGAACAGTTGCTTTCAGGCGAGTACCTATGGTCTTCACAGACAGTGACCTCGAGGCGTGGAAGCAGAGCTTCGCTCTGACGGCGGAACAAATCACCCAGTGCGAAGCGTGCAAGTGCTGGCCGATGCAGTTCGACAGCTGCTATCGCTTCGGCAGGTGCTGCTATGCGCCGCTTTGCGAGCGACATTTGTCGCTTGATGAGCTGCAGGACAAGGAAGCGGAGATTCCAGGCTTTATCCGCACAACTCGAGACTATCTTGAGCCAACACTCAAGCGGATAAGCAATATGAAGGAGGCAATGTATGCCAAGCGCAAAGAACGTTGAGACTAGCACCCAACATTTGAAGATAATGGTTGTCGGGTCTTACGGAACAGGGAAGAGCACTTTCGCAGCGAGTGCTCCTACCCCTGGGTTCGTCTTCGACTTTGATGGCCACATACTTACGTATGCTGGTAAGGACTTCGATTACGAGACCTACAAGATGACCTGGCAGGACTGGGTTAAGTTTGAAAAAGACTTGCTGCAGCTTCGCAAGGACTGCAAGTATAAGACCGTCATCGTAGATAGCACGACCGCCATGACTGACCTTGCTATGGAAAGAGCATTGATGCTCGACCCCAAGCGGTCGTCAACAGGTGGGCCGATTTGGAATGTCCACTACCAAATGGTTAGGAACTTGGTGGAGGGTAAGCTGCGGCAGATTGTATCGTTGCCAGCAAATGTCATCGTGCTCTCGCACGTTGACATTAAGAGAAATGAGGAGACTGGGGCCATTATAGATATCGGTCCGTTGCTCACGGGCCAGCTGTCTGAAAAAGTCCCAGGTTACTTCGACGAAGTCTACTACGCAACGACTCGTCGAGAGAAGAGCGTTACACGGTGGTATCTGCAAACTGTGCCAATAGGCCTGACAAAGGCCCGCTCAATTTTGTCAGGCAAAGAGCACCGCCTGCCAGACTTTGTTCCTAATGACTGGCAGGAGATTATGAAATACATTGAGAAAGGAGGACAAAAGTAATGGAAGAAGTTTATATCCCAGGGAGTTTTGACGTGGAAGAAGAATTTAAGCCCGAGCCCCTTGTGCCCCAAGGTACGTATCACGGGCATATAACGGCGGTGTCATACGACCCTGACCAGAACGCAGTCGTATGGCAGGTAACATTGAACGAGAATGGTGGGGTTAAGAGCGACGGCGAAACCCCTATTGACGGAAGCATCCTTTACTTCCGCAACTTCCTCCCGAGGGAGGGGGATGAGAACGAGCTCACTCGTGACGGCAGGATGACGAAGAGGCAGGCCAAAATCAACATGCTCCGCCGCTTCTGCGATGCTATGGGAGTAGACATGTCCACTCCAGAGAAGATTGCCGAGGGCATCCGTAATGGCGAATGGATTGGCTTGCACGTAGACGTGCAAGTCGGTATCCGTGAATACGAGGGGACAGTGTCTAATGAAATCCGTAGGATGACTGCCGTCGGAGAAGGGAAGTAAGGTGAAGCTTCTAGAGATGCACAAACCTTTCACACAGATGGCTCCAGAGGAGCGGGAGCAGTTCATCCGCTCCTATCGGGGCCAGCGTGAAAAGGACCTTTCGACTGTGAAGCCGAGGCGAAGCCCTCTTCTCTCCAAAGAGGAGAGGGCTCTTCTCAAGAAGGTTGGTATTAGGCTGAGTGACCTAGCGTCGCTCAAGGGAGGCTAGAGATGAAGAAAGGTGGTAACGGTAACGGAGGAAGTGGGCCGCAAGCCATAGGCCAACCTGTCAGGGTTGACTTGTCAAAGTGTCCGAGTGTGGAGTGTCCCGAGTGCGGAAGCACTTATTTCACAACTGTCTTCGTTTTGAAAAAGGTTTCTGCGGTGCTCTCGCACACTGGGCGAGAGGAGCTCATTGCGATTGAGCTGTTTCGCTGCGCTGATTGTGGACACATAACTACAATTGTCCGGCGAAGCTAGAAAGTCAAAAATTGACCTTTCTGGGGAGGACTAGGAAATGTCTTACTTTAATGAAGGAGAAATCTTTGAAGTCGACCCCAACGACGTTGTCCTTGACGAAGACCTTCCGAGATATCGGAAGGAGGTTGACCAGCGGAAGCTGAAGAAGCTTCTTCGCTCTATGGAGAAATACGGACAGTTTGTCCCCATCATCGTCACTCGTGACATGAGGCTTGTCGCAGGTGGACGTCGCCTAGCGGCGTGCAAGATGGGACAGCGGAAGGTCCGCTGTATTTACATAGACGCAGTCGACCCGCTGGTCCTGCGAGAAATCGAGCTCGAAGAGAACCTACAGCGAGAGAACCTCACTCCTGCTGAGGAGGCCCTTGCTATACGAGACCTTCACAGCATAAAGCAGAAGCTCTACGGCGAGTCGCAAAGAGGTCGAGAAGGCGGGTGGACACTCGACAAGACAGCCGAAAGCCTTGGCGTCAGCAAGGCCAAGGTCATTGAGCACATTCAGATAGCGGAAGCTGTGGAAACATTTCCTGAACTTGCGAAGCTCAAGAATAAATCTGCTATCAAGCGGGCGGCCAAGAGCATCGACGTCGCACTACGACGAGCTGAGCTCGCTCGTCAAGCCCGCTCGGAGTGGGATTTGCACCTTGCGGATGCACGTGAGTGGATGCCGACAGTGCCAGATAGGTCTGTTGACCTGCTGTTAACAGACCCGCCTTACGGTATTAACATAGATGAAGTTGCCACCAGCGTAGGCCGTGAAACGGGTGGCGTCAGCACGGCTGGTTACAAGTTCACCGACAGGCCTGACAAGGCCTTCGAGCTCTACACCGTGCTCGCACGTGAAAGCTTTCGCTTTTGCAAGAGCACGGCACATGCCTGGGTATTTGTAGCACCTGAATACTTTCACGCTGTGCGGACAATCTTTGAGGCCGTAGGCTGGCTTCCACATGTCCGACCCATTATATGGGTCAAACGGGCCGTGGGCCAGTGCAACGCACCGAAGTGCTGGCCAGCCAGCTGCTACGATATGCTGCTATACTGCCGCAGGTCAGACAGCGAGCTCATCTTACAAGGACGCCCTGACTGGATACAGGTTCCACCTGTCGAGCCGAGTAAGCGAGTTCACCCCGCAGAGAAACCTGTTGAGCTTCTCCGTGAGCTCATCCAGCGAACGGTAATGCCCAACAGCGTTGTTTGCGACCCATTTGCTGGCTCTGCTAGTACTTTTCGTGCAGCTCTATCACTGAAAATGCGGCCCATTGGCTGTGAGATAGACAAGGCAGCGTACGCTGCTGCTCTTGAGGCCTTGTCAAAGGAGGTGAAACCATGACTTTCGTCCCTACCGAGGGTCCGCCGACTGCTAATATTATGTTGGTTGGCGAAGCCCCGGGGAAGGAAGAGGATATGACAGGGCGTCCTTTTAAGGGGCGAGCAGGGAAGACGCTCAACTCGTTGCTATCATATGCAGGGATAAACCGAGCGGAGTGCCTTGTAGCGAATGTAGCTCGTGAGAGGCCACCTGCCAACGACATAAAATATTACTTCCATGACGCGTCCTGCACCAAACCGAAGCCTCAACTCGTTGAGTGGGTCAACCTCCTTAAGGAAGAGATTGAGCTGTATCGCCCGAACATTGTCGTTGCTCTTGGGCGGACAGCCCTGTGGGCCCTGACGGGCAAGACAGGGATAGCCTCATACAGAGGCTATATAATGGAGTCCACACTCGTGAAGGGACAGAAAGTCCTTGCGACCTATCACCCGCAAGCAGTGAACTACGAGTGGGAACTGGCAACAACGTTCATCCTGGACATGCGTAAGGCACTTCATCACAGCAGGTTTCCGCAAATCCCAGAAGACAAGCGAGTCTTCCAGACTCGCCCAACACTCGCAGAATTCTGCGAGTTCTGCGACAGTGCTAAGGGCCCTGTGGCTCTTGACCTTGAAGCCACGAAGGCCCACGTCTCGTGGGTTGGCCTATCGACTGACCCGAACTTCGCTATCTCCATTCAGTTGCTGGATGGCAAGTATCCAAAGTGGCCCGAACGAGATGAAATCGCTATCTGGTCAGCGGTAGCTCGTCTGTGCGAACGCTGTCCAATTGTGATGCACAACGCAGTCTACGACGCAGCTATGCTGTGGTATCGCTACCACATCTTCCCAAGGAAGATGTATATGGACACACTGCTCGCAGCTCACGTAGTGTGGCCTGAACTGCCGAGAGACCTTGGCTATCTCGCAAGCATCTGTTTGGACATTCCTGTCTGGAAGCCCTATTCCAGCAGGAACATGGGGCTTTACAATGCCCAGGATGCAGCCGCTACAATCGCCCTCGTTCCAATTCTGGAACGGGAAGTTCGGAATGCTGGTCAACAACACATCTTTGATATGGAGATGAGGCAGCTTGAGCTGGCCATCTATATGCAGCTGCGAGGCATAGACGTCGACACGCAGAAGCGTGACACGCTTCTCAAGGAGTGCGATGAGAAGCTCAAGGAGCTTGACGAGAAGCTTGTTGCTGCTTGTGGTCGCAAGATTAACTTCAACTCACCTGAGCAGGTGAAACGCTTGCTCTATGTCGACCTTGGTCTGCCGTTGCAGTTCAAGCGACGCAAGACCAAAGAGCAGGAACGCAAGGTTACAACAGATGAGCAAGCCTTGAAGAGACTTGCGAAGGTGCACCCGGTTCCTGGGCTTATCCTCGAGCGGCGGGCTGTCGCCAAGAAGAAATCGTCTTTTGTGGAC